TCTCTAATAGTTTCTTTAAATTCTGCTTTGACTATATTGATAGTATTTTCATTTGCACTTTCAATAGATTCTAAAGCAGTAGTAACTTCGTTACCTACATCTATTTTAATAGTATTTAAGTTTTCTTCTACATTATTTTTAAAAGTATCAAATCTACCATCTATTCTAACTTCAGATTCTGAAATTAATTTTTTATACTTTGGAGCATCAACATTAAGAAAAGATTCTACTGAGTTTGATAAACTAGAAAAATCTTCTTTAATTTTATCTATAGTTTCTCCATTAATAGAAGATATCTTAGATTCAATTTTGGATATAGATTCTTGTACGAAAAGAAGTTGTGCCATCATGGCACTATCAAGATCTTCCTTTCTAATTAATTCTTTTAAATCTTCTTTTATTGTAGAGATCTCTTGAGAAACAATTTCAACTTTTTCTAAGTTATCTTTAAAACTATCAAATGTATTTGTAAAATCAGATAGAGATTGGATATGATTTAAGTTTGACTTAAAGACATCAAAGGCTTCAGATATTTGCTCTATCTTTTCTGGACGTGCAGAATCATAACTCTCCTTTACCTCGTCCAGGGGAGTTTTATTATTACCAAAAAAATCTGAAGGCTTCTTTAGTGCCACTTTAATATATCTCCTCTATTTTACTATTTATTGTCCTCTTTTAATCCATCTTTCAGCATCTTTGCCAGATCTGCTGTTGATCCAACAAATAATGCATTGTTAACCGTTGATGGACCTTTTGTTTGGTTCTCTTCCTCAACATCTTTTAATTTTTTCTGAAGATCCATTAATTTATCAGTAGCATCTGCTACATTCTTAATTAACTGTCCAGCGACTTCATATGCTCTTGGCATTTCACTTTCTTGAGCAAGTTCAAGAATACCATTAATTGCTTCTTGCCCTTTTTCTATGATTGAATAGAGATTACCTCTTGTATAATCATAATCTTTTTTGATGTCATCAACACCCTCTTTGACTTTTTCAATTTTACTCTCAACTACTTCTGGTTTTATAACGTCACCGGAAGTATTGAATGCGTCATTTAAATCGTCAAAGTTTTTTGTCATTTTCATCAGAACCCACCACTAAATCCAAAGTCATCTCCAACTTCAATCAATGCAGTATCTGCAGCGTCAATAATAAAGATTTCCTCTCCTGTTAAGTGCTCAGTAATAGTAGTACCATCTTGACCTCTCTTCACGTTAATTCTATTACCAGTTATCTTAGTGATGAATATCTCTTCTCCATTAAGATCGACATATGTTTTTTCGGTGAGACCACTAGCATCGGCAACGTTAAATGCTGTTTTTGATATTGTAATATTTTCTGCCAGTGTGGTTGCCGCGTCCCCTGTGTAGTTCTTGATTGCTCTTGGTTCGACAGAGTAAGTTTTTTCTCTGGTTGTATTTGTAATATCTGTTCCAGTGAGATAACTGATAGTTGCTTTTTTGATGATATCTTTTGTTGCAGAAGATGCAGGACCAAACAAATACGTTTTTGCAGTAAATCTTAAAGTATAAAGAAGAACTCTTCTATTAGTAAAATCTCCTTCATAATCATCTTGGAAAGTAACATTTTCTAGGATAACAGGAATATCTCTTTTTTCTTGAAGTGCTTCAACTAGTTCTACTGTGACGTTATATGCTGGTTGAAAATATGGTAAAATTTGTTCCACAATTTGAAGTGCATCATCATTTAATTTGCACATGATGGCAAGTTCAAATTGCATATTATATGGGACAGGCATGTAAGACTTTTTAGACTCAGTGCCATCATTAGGATCCTTTACGGTGAATGTTGATGTTGTAGTAACTTTTCTACTAGGATCGTATGTCAGTCCAGTAAACTCAAATGACATTCTCGGAAGAGTAATAGCAAAAGGTTTATTAAGGTCTGGGGACTGCTCCAGTCTTGCTAGAAATTTTTGAGTAGGACCGTATGACAGAGGAACTTTTATAACACTAACAACTTTATCATCAGAATCTTCATGTTTTATTGAAATATTATTGAACAGAGTACCAAAAGAGATAATGGTTCTCCTCAAAATTTCGTTATAAAAATACTCAAACATTTTTAAATTCCTACAATATCTTATATTAAGATATTTTTATTTAGGGCGTACCGAATGGGTTCTGCTCACTAAAGTCAAGTATCTTATCTGCCTCTAACTCAATATTAATATTATCAGCAAATCCATCGTCCGCAGGTTGTGCATCTGCCACTCTCAGTTCATATGCTGCACCAGAAGTTTGACCAGTAATAGTCTCTCCACGGGTAAATTCTCCAGTTACAGTGCCAACCTCAAGTTCATTCGTTTCCGAGTTCCAAATTCTAACTCTTCCAGTTGTTCCACTAGACGATCCAATTACTATTTCATTAAATTGGAATGTTCCACTTCCGGAACTTCCGGAAGATGTGATAGTCATCGTAGGTGCAACAGAGTACCCAACACCAGAATTTGTTAGGAAGATATTTGAAATTGTTCCAGCAGCACTTACAACAGATGTTGCAGCAGCAGATACAGTTGTGACACCACTCTTAAATACTTCACTACTAAATGTGATTGTAGGAGGAACTATGTATCCCGAACCACCGTTTGTAATGGTAACGATCCCAACAACACCATCACCAATCGTTGCAGTTGCAGCAGCACCAGTTCCACCAGATCCACCACCAGTAAATCTAACACCTGGTGCTACAGTGTATCCAGCACCAGAATTTGCTACATCAACTCTTTGAACTGATTGTAATCTTGGATTTGCATTTAAATTACATACATTGATACCACCAATCATAGTTGCAATACCGACTGCTGTGGTCCCTCCTGAAGGAGCAGCAGAGACAACTACAGTTGGTACACTACTATATCCACCACCTCTGTTTGATATTGTAAATTGTCTTACACCACCATCAAATATAGCAACCGTTGCAGTTGCCTGAACAGCAGCACCAACTAAAGTAAGTGTTTGTGTAGGACCTTGGATAGTATTAATACCATCATCCGTTTGTCCATTATAATCGTCGCCAAGTAATTCATTATCAATATCATCAATTCCTGTAGCAATAACTTCGTCCTCCAAACGGAAGAGTTCACAATACAACTCATAAACATAGAGATTTTGTAGTTGATAATATGGTTTTGCATATTCAATGTCTTTAATTTCATAAAGACGATCATCTAGAGGGAACCATATTAAATCCCCACCTTTTGGACGAGTGGAGAGTTTTATATTTGCTTGTCCCTGAATTAATGGAGTAATATAATTTTCATATCTTTCTCTTGATATAATCAATCTAACTTCATCTTTAGATTCAATACCAAATTTTGATAAAACATCTCCAGCACCAGAATAAGCATCGTAGTTATCAACATATGCCTCAATTGGTAAAGCACTATCAAATTTAGATTGTATTACTTCTCTTATGACTGTATTTTCAGTCATATATTTTCTTGGGATATAATAGATGTCAACACCATACATCCTCAATTGTTCATTAATTAGACTTTGAACTAAATTTTGCTCACCAGTGGTTCCTTGAGTAAAAAATGGATTTAATACCATGATATCAACCTATCATATCGTATGGAGGAAGTTCATAAGTATTAGACATCTGCTCTCTAATAACTTCTAAATCTTTCTGAGCATCATCATAAATTTGACGACCATTTAACTCAATTCCCCCAGGTAATTTAACTCCCTGAAATTTTATTAAATTTTGTCCCCATTGTTTTTTAACAAGTGCGGTTACATATTTTTTTAAGAATGAATCATTCCAAACTCTTGAATATGAATTTGGATCTAACATGCGGTAGCAATCAATAATAAGATAATCATCTTTGGTTGCAGATCCCCAATCAAAATCTAGATATAATCTATCTTGTCTCTGATTAAATCTTATTGCTTTATCAGTACTCAAAGCAAAATCAATATCTTCAAGATATCTTTTAGTCATTGCATAAGTTAAAATTTCAGTTGACCCCCAATAATACATATCATTTAAGAACAACTGATATTTAACACTAAACATATTATTAGTTACAGTGTTTGATCCATCAAATTTAAATATTTTTGTTATTCCAATAATTTCTGGTGGAACTTGAAGGTAGTTGCTATTTTCTTCAAAAGAAAAAGATACAGAATTCCCATCAATGGTAGAAGTTCCAGTGGATGTTGTGATACCTGCAGCATTATCAGAACCACCTCTTGCTCTTCCCCTATCAATATCCTCTTGGGTTATTTTATATTTTAAAAATGTCTGAGTTACACCATCAAAGTGTCTCTCTTGAAAATATTGCACTGCGTCATCAATAAGATCATCTATTTGCTCGTCGGCAACATTAATTTCAAGCACTGGTGCTCCCAGTTGCCTTTTGCAATAATTAACTAGATCTGTTCTACTTGCTGGTTGAGCCATTTATTCTCTAGTTTCCTAAATGTATTTATGGTGCTGCCGATACTACTGGGACTACCATTATATTACCATTTACCAAAGTATAAGTTGTAGATCCACTACTAATCAAAACATCATATACATATCTTCCTTCCGCAAGATTCCTAGTTGCAGTTGATCCTAAAGATATTTCTAACTTACCACCAATAGCACTTGTGATTCCGACTGTAAATGTTGTTGTAATACCTAAAGTTGCACCAATAGATACACTCTTTGATATAGCAGCAGAACCACTATAACTTGTTAGATTAAAATTTGTATTTGCATCATCAGTAATATTGAAAGTAGTATTAAAATCAGAACCACCATAAATGGTTAAATTTGCACCATAAGGTACCCCTGTATCAGGATTGAATGTAATACTTCTACTCGGCATTTGCAATTCCTATAAGTTTCATGGTTTCTTGCTGTTTATAATATAGTTTGCAAAAAGATTTTGCAATATTTTTTAATTCTTCACGATCATCACAACTATCTATTTGTGATGCCATCTTAGTATAAGCAAATTGTTTTGATAAGTTGCTTAGTGTTATGCTATCAGGATCCATGTAATAACTCCTTTAGTAACGACTTGATTTCATTAAGTTCACTCTTCACGTTAGCAAGATCTTCTTCCATTGTCTGTACTTTTTCATTCTTTTCAATTTTTACTTCACGTCTTGAAAGATACTGAGTATATTCCAAATTATTTACATTAATGATTGCATTGGTTTCAGGATCTCTTGCGAGATCCTTATGACCTTCCATTTCGTAAAATTCCATATTATGCTAAAGCAATAACTCTAAGTTCTTTCACTCTTGGCACGAAGCACTGACTTGTAGATGTCAGATCCAGTTTGATTCTATATGTTCTGAATGATGGCAATCTGTCAATGGTAAATGTATATTCTCTATAGTCAAGTTCTCTACTCTCAAAGGAGAGAGTGCTTGACTTAGTTATGAAGGAATCGGATTCACCATTATTGTTTTCAGGTGCAATAACTTCTCCTCTTTCATTCAGATTAGCATATCCAGGGAAGGGAGTAAATACAGGATCTGATCCCGGTTTGTTATTAGTGGCAAAGAATGCTCTAATGTCAGATCCTTCATTAACATGAGCAGCAACAATAATTTTAATAGAAGATGCTGGATTTTCCAGAACAATTTCTTTAGAAAGATATTGGAATGCTGTTGGATCTTCAGTAGCACTATTTACTCTAGAATCTGTCGCATAGTTTGTAATAATATTATTTACTCTATTAGAAGTAAGAATTGCATTTACTCTTTGAGCATCAATAACAGGACTTAGGCGACTATCTATAGATGAGAGGAAAAGTCTCATCTGCATTGACTTACCACCAACAATATTGATAAGTTGTGCATCTTCATTTATCTTAGAAGCAATCATTCTTGGGGTATCAAAATAATTCTTTTGATTTATAGTAATATCTTGGAATCCAGCATCAACGAAAGGTAATTCATTTCCACTAAAACTTTGAGAAGTGATTGTTCTTATTTCACCCGTAATACTAGTTCCAGGAACAGTTAGATTTTGAACTTGTGGGGTAATAATTTCAAAAGGCATGTTTTGAGTTGCTCTAACTCTAGATCCTCCGGTAGATCTATCACCCGTTATGTAGAGTTTGGAGAATCCAACATCAGTACTTCTGTCAGTTCCTGTGGTTGCACTAGTATCAATTTTAACTTGATACTTGTCAAATGTGAATGGATTTAAAGTAGTAACATTACTTAAATCATGAGTTCTGTTAATTCTATTAAGGTTGATTCCTCCAAGTTCATACTTGTAAACAGGAGTACCAACTGGATACGTTTTTGGATTTGTACCTCTTACTATGTTTCCTCCAATACTGTTTCCACTTACATTAGTATATTCAATAATTTCATCATCAATTAATAAGTAACCTACATTAGTTGTTCCAACTCCAACACTTTCAAAAGTTGAGAATGTTGTTGCTCCACCAACAGCAATTTGACTTGTAGAAGTGGAAGAGTATTCTGCGGTTAATTTAGTAGGTTTAACATCAGGATGCACTCCGGATATATTTACGGAATTATTAGAGAAATACATACCATGATTTTGATGATTAACTGTAAGATGCAATCCATCACTATTGGTAATTATATTTGAAAGTTGAACATCTCCACCAGTTCCAAGTCCAACAGCACCAGAAGAATTTAATTCCGTAGAAATACCAGAACTATTGAAGAAGAACATTGTATTTGCTGCACCAACAACAAACTCACCTTGAACATTATTGAGTATAAGTTCATTAGTAACTCCAATTCCTGCAATTGTTAGCCTTGCATTTCTACCAACAGATGCTGCTCCAATTGTAGTAATTCCAACAACATCACCAACTTGATATCCAGATCCTCCAGCATTGTTAATAGTGGCACCAGAGGAAACAATACTTCCGTTTCTTATAGTAATATCTGCTGTTGCTCCTCTACCGTTACCAGTTAAGGTGATGAGATTGACTCCAGCAAATGTCTGACCACCGTCAGCAGGAGTATATCCAAGACCTGCATTGGTAATTGAAAGATTTCCCACGGCAGAACCAGCAGTTCCTACAAGATCACCAGTTGCATTTGTTCCTGATTGAAAGAAAGTATTTCCAAATTCATATGTATCTGCAACAGTGGTTCCTAGACCAACTCTAATTGATCTAGATTGAAGGACAATTGGATCAGGAGTGAGTTTTGCAATCTGTGCATTTCCCCTTGTAAGTTCTGGACTATAGAACTCAACCGATCCAGTATCAAGGAAGTCTGCTCTATAAAGAGTAAACTTAAGATCTTCCCACTGACTTGGTTCCCATGTAGAAGCGTTCTGTGATTTAAACAGAGATCCAAGATATGGTTGGTTGGAAATAAACGTATCCGTCAGAAGATCATTTTCACCGATCCTTGAAATATAGACACTATACTTGGTAGAGTTGGATGCTAAGCATACAGCATACTCAGTGCCCCCCTCAACGTATACAGGTGCCTTGAATTGAATGTTAGTAGCAATTGATCCATCAGCTGATGTTTGAACGTCATCTGGATCTAAGACAACCTCAGAGAATGGAAGAACTCTTGCCGAGGGAGATCCATTTATCATTGTTCTTAATTGGAAGACAACAGGAATATCCATGTCATCTTTAGATCTAAAGAAAACATCACAACTTGTCAAGAATACACCAGTTTCATCCTCCACTAAGAAAGATTGTGCCAAAGGATCATACCAAGTAATAATTGTCTGAGTCCTTGTTCGTGAAGAAACAACTCTGCTGTCAATAACTTCCGTTCCAAGATCTCTGTTAACATTCCTACTCTGAAATTCGTTCTTCAGTTCAACTCTTGCATTTCTAACAGAAATGATATTTTCTTGAACTGTTTCTAAAGTTCCAGATGCACTAAATGACTCTTCTGCGATGGTGCTTGAATTATCCTGATTATTATCAATATCATTAGTAAGAGTGAAAGTCTTTGTTCCACATTCAAATCTTGGGAAAGTAATATTATTAGGATCTGGAATATAATAACTGCCAATCAGAGTCGCAGAAAGATCAGAGATTAATCTGACGTTTTCAACAGTAGCAATAGCACCACTTGTCGATCCAATAAATGTCATTCCTTCTTTTACCCAACCGTAGAAGTCACCTCTTGCTTGAGATGCAAGAGAGAATGTATCTACGTTAAGAATGGTAGAGGTAGAGGAGTAAGATGCAGATAATGGAAGATTCAAATATGGATTTTCTACATAAGTTTTAGTAGGAGAATTATAAGGACCCTCTCTATGATTTGATTGAGCAACTCTAAATCTAATGTTAGCATTAGATTCAGCAGTGGTTTCACCACGACCAACTGTTCCCATTTCACCAACAACTGTTTCACCAACCTGAAAAGTTCCAGATGTCATGGTGATTTCTAGAAGTTTAGGAACACAATACTCTGTAATATCAACACCATCAAAGAATCCATACATTCTGGTGAGTGGTTTCATCTTCTTAGAAACGAATTCAACGTTTCTAGATCTCATAAAGGGAATAAGATCTCTACTTACAACTCTGTCGCCAACAGATTCACGATCAAACTGCTCAGTAACAATTGTCCTTAGACCACTTCTAGAAACAGTTCCAAACTCTCTTGTTACTCTAATTTCTTCTTCAATAACTTGATCAGTAACTGTTCTGGTATTTCTACTTTGTCTTGCTCTACCACCAGGACCCTGCCGGTGAATGGTATCTGGACCATTTTGAATAACTCTTTGTCTAGTAGAATCTACAACTTCAATACCAGTCCAGTTTGTTTCCCAAGAATCCCAAATCATGGGACCGAATCCTGTTTGAGGATCAATTACTCCAGCTTCAACATTATCGTTGAATACTTCGTTATAGTTACCTTCAGTTTCGATAATCTTTGCTTCAAGTCTATTGGTATCAACCCAGTTATCAGATGCTGGAGTAAGTTCTATAGTTCCATTCCAAAAACTAATAAGGAAAGGAGTGACACTTTCAGTTCTTGTAGCAAAGTTCTGTTTGATAAATTCAACCTCAGAATAGTCAAGAGTTACAACATCATTTTGTTTTCTTGTATTATTTCCTTCAATATCCGCAAAATCTAAATCGGCAGTAGGATCTGTATCAATAACAGGACCAAATATCAAATCAACAGAGTTTGTATAATGTCTTGGTCTCAGTTCATTAAATTTTCTGTCGATAGAATTATTAACACGAATATCAAGTTCTTGTGCCTGAAAATCATTGAAGTTGTCAACAAAGAAACCAGACTTAAATCTATTCAGACCATTGTCATCTGGAACAAAGAAGTTTGCTGTTTCTTTCTCAAGAAGAGATAACGTAGTATAATATTCAAGACTCTTGATTCTATCTTCAAGTTTCTTGATATCTTGCATTTGATATCTCTTATGTTGCATAAAAGATAAAGATGCCTGCTTAGGATCATAAAGGAATGGTGGAAGATTAACCCTACAGATTTCAATTGCATCATCGATTGGTTCAGGTCTATCAGGAACATCAGAAGGAGTTCCATACATTATCTGAAATCTACCTTCTTTTGTTAAGTAGACTCTATCAATTCTACCTTGATAGTAAGAAACATCTGCTAATATAGCTTCATCAGATGCCAGTACGGTGGTTGCTGATTGACCAGACGCAGTAAATGTTCTACCAAGAAATTCCAGAGGAGATCTGGTATTAGTTGAGGCAGTAACAAATGTGGAAACTCTAGGTCTGATATCAATAATATCAGAATTTCTATTAAAGTCTATATTTTTAATTTCTTTTGAATAGTCAAATTGATCGTATGATTCTACAGTCGTTATGTCACCATCATCTGTTGAAGAGAAAGAAGCATTCATGAAATATATCTTCAATTGCTTAGTGGGTGCAGAGGAATCTGCCTTTCTTTTAATTCTCCCATGGTCATAGAATGTTTTTTCTTGACCAGTTTGGAAAGAATAGTTTGATGAAATATTAAAACTTGGTGTTACTAATGATGAAACAAGCGCGGATGCTACAGATTCATCAAATTCAACAGTTTCTCCCTCAATAAAACCAATTTCATTCTTGTAAATAAAGGAAATATTAGAATTATCTAATTTTTCTGCTACAATTGCAACAGCACCACTTGTTTGACCAATAAGTCTCTCACCTATCAAAAGTTCTTGAGTTGTAGTTGATGTGGTATTAATTGTCTGCAGTGTGACTTGTGGGCAAGATGCTGCAGAAGTATCCGCAGACTCAAAGATTCCATGAATTTGAATCAGATCGGGTGTGTTCAGAGAAATAACCTCATCTTCAACCCTAGTTCCAAATGGGAAAGATCCATAAGTCAGTCCATTGTTCAAAGTTGTTGTACCAATTCCAGATCCAACTAACTTTGATTTATCAATAGTTATTGAACTAACTCTATTTTTAATTTTTTGCTTTGCTTTTGGTTTAACTTTTTTCAGAGAAGCGATTAAAGTAGCACCACTATTAGATCCTAAATCACGAATTTGTAATGTCTTTCCATTTGGTGAAATATCTAACTGATCTCCATTCAAAGATTCAGTTGTTCCATCATCTCTTATTAAAAGATATCTTTCCTCATCAAAAGATAAAAATGTTTCATTTGTTCCTGCAACCACTTGAGTGGAGAGTTCATTACTTGCGATAGTTACGTTAAAAGTTTTTCTAATCGTTAATGATGCATCATCAAGACTTACATTAGATACATTTATCTTAGACAGTGCAGTAAATAAAGAGTCATCTGAAGATGATGCTAGATCTGTTGTAATAACTTTGAAGTCAGTTACGTTTAATGCTGCAGCAGGAAGAAGTCCACTAGAAATTCCTGCAACTGCAGTTACACCCTCAATGTCAATATGTGTTGTACCAACACTAACAACTCTAGCTACAATAGGATCTTCTGTAAGAAGTCCACCTGTAGTATTATCAGTATATTCAATTAAATCGTTCTCTTTTACTAAAGTTCCTGGGAATGCAGGATTATTACTTTTTACAGTGCTAACTCCTCCAACAAGAGGACTTACCGTTGCAATTCCAACAGTAAATTTAGTTGATTGAATTACATCTGCACTAAATGTATTAATACCTACTGAAGAATCAGTTCCATCGAATCCAACCATTCCATAAACAGATTTTGCATCTGAAATGTTATGCTCCGTGATGGCAATAGCAATTCTTCCATCATCAACACCATTAAAGATAAGTCTTTCATTTACTACAAAAGATCCTTCTGATTCGTACACTGTAAGTGCAGTTCCAGCACTGACTGCATGTCTTAAGAATCCTGTTGCTCCACTATTAGCACCTTTTACAAAAGTTGGGGTTGATAATGTATGAGATTGATTTATTGAAATTTCAACATTTGTCTGAACATCATAAAGAGCAAGATTCCACTCATTCAAGTTTCCATCAGATGTATTATATGAACCAGATTCTAATCTAAAATCATAAACTCTAGCAACTCCAACTTCGTTGCCTGGTAAAGTTTCTTGATCTGATCCTACTCTTTGATCTCTAAGACTTATAAAATATGTATTTCCTAATCCAACTGTTGGGTTTCTATAAACTCTATTAAGTCTTAAAGTAGAACCAGTATTATAAATTATGTTTTGATCTTCAAGTGTTCTGGTTGTTCTTGGTTTATCTATATCAAGATAGACAGCATTTAATGATTCAATTTCATATCCTTTTACGTATGCTTTTCCTGGCGAAATTTTATATAAAGCAAGATCATCAGAAACAGTTACTCCACCAGGAGAGAATTGTCCTGTATTAAAAATTCCACCATTACCAACTCTATCATTTAAAGAGTTTACAACAGTTACATCAAATGGTTTTACATAATAGTGTCCAGATTCATCAAATGTTCTTCTAGCAAGAACATCTGTTAAGTCACTAAATCCAATACCACCACCTGCAATACTCTTTCTTTTGTTTACTTGAAGAACACCATTAATAACGGTGGCTAGTAAAATAAAGTTATCATCATTAAAATCATCAAGTGCTTTTTTAAATAAACTTACACTGATTCTTAATCTATCTGCTCCAGGCGCAGCATAGTTATTGAATCCCTGAGAATTATCATTTAACTCTTCATCAACATCGGAAGTGATAATACTTTCATCTATTAAAAGACCGATTCTATAATTTGGAGATGTATTATATTGATCTAATACTAAACTTTCTTTATTTACGTTTACAAAATTTCCTCTAATAAAATAAACACCACTATCAATTTGGAATACAGATCCAGTTGCAGCTGCAGCCGTTTCTAGTGTTACTGCAAGAGGAGTTCCTGCTGCAATAGTAGAATTTCCAAGCAATCCTGAACTCAAAACTTCATTGCAGAAAATTGGTTCTCCGTCACTAAAAATTTGAGTAGAGTTATTATTAGTGCTGGAGGTCAAATAATTAATGTATAGTGTTAAATTACCTCTTTCAGAATTTTCTGGTAATAAAACACTATCTACAAATGCAGTTACTCCAGAATTTTGACCCGTTATCTTTGTCCCAACTAATTGGTCAACATATGCTGCTACAGGAACACCTTGATATGTGTTTTCTAATTGAACACAGTAATATATCCGACTATATCCAGTATTTCCTGGTATTACTTTACTTCCTTCTTTAAAGAAGTGCTGCCCAAATCTTTCAATTTGATTTTGCAGTATAGACTGGAGAGTTGTTAACTCTCTAGCCTGAACAGGAAATCCTGGTTTAAATAATACCTTATGATAATCATTCGTGGCATCAAAATCATCAAAGTATGGTGCTACGTTGAGGTTCGTTTGTTGGGGCATAATTCTTTAGAACTGCAAAATAACTTTTATGTCTTCTTTTTGATTCGATGACCGTGTTATAGACGGTCTGTTATCAACGTAAATAATACTGCCAGAATGTGCTTTAACTTCAGGATTGGCGATACCGCTATCGAAAGTTTGACCAAGATAGTATGTACGATTATTTATTACCGTAGTTATACCCGTAAAATTTGTATCAATTGATAAATCCTGACCAGTTGATGGTGATATGACTAGAGATCCTCCTGTTCCAGGAGTTGCAGAAAATTCAGTTAAATCAAATCCATAGGTTGGTTGAGTTTGTGCTGTTCCTACAGTATTAAATCCAGCAAGTGATCTATCTTGCCAAAATTTCAGAACTCCAGTATTTTGATCATAACTTACAACTCTACCAACTGCTGTTGTACCAGTCGATACTGTTTGAGTAAAATAAGAATCTCCTGAGAAAGTAGCAGTGCTATATCCAGTACCAACCAATTTCAAAGCATTAAGAGCACTTGCTTTGTCCGAATTAAGGAGAGATGTTGATCCAAATTGTTGTGGATTTTCAACAATACCAACCCTTGCAATTTGATTTCCTGTTATAAAATCTGGATTTGTGCTGTCATTTTCAATTCTAGAATATAAAAGAACATTGTATGCACCAAGTTCCCTATAGATATTTGCACCATGACCACCTTGAGGTGGAATGATTACATCAAAAGATGGTCTTGTAGTTCCTGTTGGTACTCCACCAGCAACTAAATCAATATTACCGTATGTATATCCGGATCCTTGATTTGAAACAGTAACAGAACTTACTTGCTGATTTCCATCAATAACAACAGTGCATTGTGCTCCTGTACCATCACCTCTGATTGGAACTGAGGTATAAACACTATTTGCTGTGCCAAGACCAACACCTTTATTAGTTACAGTTACGATTTTAATTCCACCATCTACTGCATTATCTCTTACTGCTGAATTTTCTGCAGCAGTTAACCAGTCTGTTGGAACTGGCATGAAATCTGTTGATTCAAATCTAACAACCTCACTGGGTTTAATTGTATAAAGATATTTCCAAATATATCCATCACCACTTGTTCCAGCAGATCTTGGTTCTAGATCGGTGAAAAGTGGTTCGTCTAAAGACGGTCTACCTTCAGTATTATCTGGATTTATTCCATTCTGTAAACAAATATAAACTCTAAAATCACTATTCAGTACAATATAATTTGTAGAGTAAAGATTGGTTCCACCAGAAACTGGTGATGTTTTTGATCTAGAATAATCATGTCTATACATATCATAAGTTGTTCCAGAAGACCAATTTAGTTTTGGAACAACCTGTCTAGCATCAGCAGTATTGATTTTCTTCAGAGCTACCATAGTATCCCAATAATCATCCTCCTGATCAAAATTGTCTTTTGGAGCAGGTGGATCAGAGTCCCAATCAGTTTGATAATCCGCAGGATTGGTTAAACCAATGAAGGAGTAATAAGAATTACTGGCATTAGATACACCAGCAATAAAATTACCTGCATTTAATATTCTAATCTGATCAGTTATAATGGCAGCCATTTTGGACAGAGTTTTTCTTTATTTATTAGTGATTAAACGATATAATTTTTGAATTTCAAGAAGTTTGATCTGGTGATCAATGTTGATGTAGAAATTCCAGTTCCTTCAGAAATACCAATACCACTTAGAGTATATGAATTATACGAATTAGATTCTGACCTAGCAGTAATATCTATTCTTCCCCAACTAAAGGATCCAAAATTATCAGATGTTGTTATTCCAGAGAATCCGTATACAAAATCATTAACTTCGACAAATAGTCTCCTTATATAGGTAGATATTCCAGAAACACTAGTCGAAATAGATACTGCACTAGAAACTTGATAAACATTGTCTGCAAATGAAGTTCCTACTCCAACAATATTACCCAAGGAATCAAAAGAGGTTACAGAAGTAGATCCTAGTCCAACATTAGAATTTCTAATAACAAAGTAATCATTAGCACTAATAGAACTTATGGTTAATGCTGTTCCTGCAATAGAAGAATCTCTAAGAAAAGAGTCGTATGGAATGTGAATATCGAATATGAGTTGAGTTGTCCCAACACCAACAGCAGTCGTTCCGAACCCAACAATGATTCCATTATCACCAGAATAAGAATCCACACTTACTTCTTCTTCAGAATAAGTTGGAGGAGAAATAAGAACAGTTGGTGGATTTGTATAAGTATATCCAACACCTGGATTTGTAATGGCAACTCCTGTGACTGTCCCTCCAACACTAATGGCAACATTACCAAATGCTCTAGTAGTTGTTCCAATACCAATAGTTGAACCAAAACTTACAGTAGCAGTTGTATATCCAACACCACCATCAGAGATGACAACAGAGGAAATAGTACCAAATCCAGAAACAACTGCAGTTCCAGCTGCACCTGTCTTGGGTTCTTGTCTTATAAACTTAATTTTCTTTTGGAAAGATAAGTCCGTATCATTTTCATTTTGAGGATTAAAGATGGGTCTCAGATTATCAACGTAGATTGCTGTTGAACCTACTCCAACAGACTTGATAAGATATGCACTTGGATTAATGACTGGTTCATACAGTTCTCTGTCTTTACCAACACCAATCTGATTGACAAAAATATCTTCAGTTTGTCTACACCAGTCAACAGGTCTTTCAAAAGTAACGTCTACAGTATTTCCTGGACCCCCATAAGGATTAGTTTCAACAGTGTTGGTGGACTTAATAAGTTCCACAACTCTTTCATTTTCTGTTAGATATGATGCTTGACCAATAGATCTATCACTCTTGATTTGTAAAGTATCACCTTTCTTCACCGTTTCATTAATGTTTCTAAAGATAACATCAGTATCACCACTTCCCTTATAGAAGATAATATTTACAGTATCACCTATCTTCAAAGGTTCACTGAAAACAACCGTGCTTCCTCCATCAAACGTATATCCCTCCCCAGGAACCTGCAGGATATTATTAACAAATATGAGAAGAACATCCTCAACATTAATTTTAGATCCCTTAGCAGCAACAATTGAAACTATAGAACCTGCTTTTGTAAGTGGGAAATCTTTTCTTACACCATCAATAAATTCATCTATTTTATCCAGAACTTCCAATGTTCCAACCGACCACCCACTAAATTCATCAGTATGAACATCATCAAGTGTCAATTGAAATTCATTTCCAGAATATGAAGAAGTGGTTGGAATACCAGTTGTTCCACCAATAGCAACTGTTAAAATTTGACCATTACCATATCCATAACCACTATTAACTATTTTAAAATCAATGACACTAGATCCTTGACCAACGACAACATTTGCAGTTGCATGTGTTCCAAATCCAGTAATAGAAGAAGAACTATACACTAGATCCATATTGGAATAACTTAAGGGATCATCAAACACTACAAAGGGTTGATTAGTAGATGTATATCCAGAACCAGGATTGGTAATTGCGATACTAACAATATGACCACCACTTATGGCAGCAGTTCCAATAAACTCAATATTTCCAGTGCTCAAACTAGAAGTTCCTACACCAACATTCACAACTGTTTGAATTCCAGATCTATATCCTGATCCACTATTTCCAATACTGATAGATTGAATTGTTCCTAGACCAGATACAATCGCAGTTCCTCCAGCAGAAACTAAAGGTTGATAACCAAATCCAGCAGTTGAAGCAACTGAAATAACAATACCACCCTTAGGATAACTAGAAATACCAACATCCGATCCTAGGGGAACTGTATCAGTGCCTTGGAATGTGATGGAGGTAATACCAGACTGCTCACTCAGTATATACTGGTCACTGAGTCCTGGTGACTGGAATATATCATTAACTAAGACAATGGCACCCTCTGTTGAAATACCAGGAGTATTAGATCCATTTTGTTTAAGAGTAAACTCATTTTCTGTAGCATTAAATCCTGCAGAAATATCATCAAAGATATAGTTCTTATGATAAGACTCATTTACAGTATTCACAATACCAGATTTCATGAAAGATCTTCCTTGGAAACTAGAAGATGTAGTGATACCAGTCCAATCTCTTTCATCAGGCGGATTTGTAGTTGAACCAATAGGTGTATTGCCAAATGGTGCTTCTGTAAAATTCAGAACATTATTTACAATATTATAATTTCCAACAACTTTAGTTACTAGATCACCAGTGGCAGCAACTCCAATTCTCGTTCCTAACCATTCTCTACGAACTCTAATAGTATTTGTACTACCAATACCAATACCTTCAATCTTCATAATTTCATCACCAATTTGAATCAGATCTGATCCGAAGAAAGATGTAATTCCACTGAATTTCAAGATATTATCTACAGATGACATCTGATCAGAAAGTGTAGTAGTCAGAGCAGTAGAAACTATAGGAGATTGAATGATATTATCAAGTGCAATGACAACTTTTGCATTTTGATTAGTAGATACAAATCTATGTGATGTACCAATACCAACACTTTCAAGTTCAACCACCTCAGGAATTGACATCAATGCATTTTCAGCACTTGTTGCAATCTTAATAACATTATCATCAACTTTGACAGCAAATAGATTTTCTTCTGGAAGGAAAGACGTATTTGCAGCACCAACAAAACTAGTTGTTGCAATACCGATGGCAGAATCAGTTTCTCCAACGTGAATATACTTCAGTTTTTCACCAGATACAAAGAAGTGGTTTGGAATTTTAATCGTATTATTTGTTGTATTAGCAATACCAGCATCATTTGCTTCAAAGTATCTTTCAAAGATTGGAAGATTTTCATGTTGTATTTCAAATCCTCTCTTGATATCAGAGTCTGTACCTTGATAAGATCCTAAATCACTATTAATTGTTCCATTGGTGAAGTCAATCACATTAGACAATGAGGTGTCCTCATTTAAAGTTAAAGCATTCATGTATACATTAACCACTGTATCAATACTTGTGTTTGGAGTAAAGACAAGAGAGACAGTTCCTGCAGCAGAAACTCTAGATCCAAACGTTCCTAGTCCAGCACTAGTTTCTATGACTCCATATTCAGTATCATATGTTTGATAACTTTCTGTGGAAGTTACGTAATCATCAACAACAATAATTTCTGAAAGTTGAGTTGAAGTATTAGTCGTATCTGTGACTTGTGCTATGAAATATGCAGCATCATAATTATTTGGATAATCAGAAACTGTATTAATTCCTGGAGATCCTGAAGCAGAAATACTAGTTGTTCTAGCTTCAAGTCTAGATCTAGTAAGATTAATAGTCCCAATACCGGTGATAGTATTTGTAGAAAGTCCTACTTGAATGGTGTTAATTACACCTGTAGTTGCAATACCAACAGAAGTTGGAATGAAATCAACATTTAAGGAGGATCCACTGAAATATGCATGATATGTACCAAGTCCAGTTGCTGAATATCCACCGAGATTTGTTGTCAGTCTTCCATATTCCATCATCTCAATATTTGTTCCATCATGAACAATATTAAGTTCAACTGCTTCAAATTCTTCATTTTTAGTCAAGTCTGGATTTATATCAACTAGAACTTTAACACTAGTATGAGTATCTCCAATTGAAACAATAGTAGTGGTGACACCAGACGTTACTGGAGAACTCTTAGTTTCAATTGTTGCGACTCCACCTAAACTTGTAGTTCCAGTTCCAAGGAAATTATCATTCAAGTTATATGAGAGGACACTAAGATCATAATCATTAACTGCAGATCTAGTTGGATAGAATTGAAGTTGGGCTTCAGATCCAGAAATAGAAAAGTCAAAAGAACCTTGATCATAATGAGTTTCAACTCTACCATATTGATTCAGATATCCACGAGAATCGTCGTGAAGAAGATCAACAAGCATTAGTTGTCTTTGTGCATTATATCTCTTGTCCCTGACATATGTGATGTATTTTTGGAATCTAACATCACTCAGTCGGAAAGTGTCTACTACACTAAAGGAATTTGTTCTAGGATTACTATTAAACTGACTACCAAGATCATCAATGGAAAGAACTCTGTTGCCAACGGATTCAAAATAGTCTGTGAGAATTCTGTTAGAGAAAATTATTTCATCAGAGATAATCTTTGAGTTTTGATTTAAGTTATTTTCTGTGACAAGATCAAATCCATAAACACAATTCAAACTTGCAAAACCATCAATATGATTAACAGAACTAACATTAGTGATATCGGTTGGAATTCCAACAGTCATACTATTTCGATTGTTGGATTCTAACTGGTAATCAGAAAATTTTCTATATCCTAATGTATGGTTTTGAGAGGAAACTATTTCATTCCAATCATCAAACGCAACTCTAGATCTTAATGAATAAGAGAAGTTTTGATAATAGAAATTATCTTGAAGTTTTTGTAATTCAAAGTTTAGGAGACCAAAATCTTCTTGCCAACCTTGAATAACTTTTGAAGTTGCTCCTAAGTTAATGAAAGAGTCAAAAGAAGTAATAGAAGACGCAATTCCTTGAACTTTAGAATCAGACCCTTTAATAATTTCACCAACAACAAAATTATCATCTGATGAAACTGTCAATGTAGTAATTTTTGAGTCCCAACTTTGAACTATTCCGATCGCAGAATCTGAGGTAATTATTTCATTATTAACAAAGTCTTTTGTGTTTAATGAGGACTCAAACGTTGGGAAATGTTTTGATGCTAGAATCTTTGCAGAAGAGTTTACTGAATCAAAAGTTCCTGGGAACTCACTACCTTTAAACAATCCAGACATACTATAAGTAACACTTCCAATACCACCAAGGTTTTCAGTGATTCCTGTAACATCAAACAACTTATAGTCATATCCAGAAGAGTTGTATCCCGTTCCAGTTGATCCTACACCAACACTAATACCTTCTACGAGAACTTTATCACCTACAACAAATGGGAATGTATTGATTGTGCTAAATCCAACAGATAGAGAAGCAGTAACTGTCTCTGTGGTGGAATTAAATACTATTGTACTAATTCCAACCCCGGCACCACTTTCAGTTGGTATGATTGTTGGAGTCACATTATTCATGCCGTCAGTATTTTTTAGAATCTCTACATTAGGTTTTCCAAGAGTAAATTTTAAATCAACATCTGTAACCGGTTTCTTAGTTTTTCCATCTAATACAACTAGTTTAGGTGGAATTGAGAATCCTCTCCCAAAAGAAGTAACCCCTACTGTATTAAATGATGCTAAGGAATCTATTTTAATAATTTGAGGAAGAAGAATCCTAGGATTCAATGTTGGATCTGATGGTAAATTGAATCCAATATTATCCAATGTCATGTTCTTAAGAGAACCAACACTTGAACTCTTTGCTTCTAAAATAGCACCGTTACCACCAAGAGTGTTGACTGTTGTTATGCCTGGTAGTGAATAATAATTACTTCCTTGATTGGTAAGTTCAACTTTTGCTATTGGACCATAAGTGTGAGTACAATCAGTATCATATGTAATTAATGATGAACTATCATAAGATAATTTTTCTGGGGTCTCTGTGATAGAGTATGTAAAGGTAGTAGTAGTTCCCACCGTAATGGTGTGCTTACCATTATAAAAACTTCCCTTCGATAAGAGGACGTTTCCAGAAATAATTTCATTGTCAGTGATTATTTCTGATTTTACTGTAGGAAGATTACTCTCATAAATCGGAGTTAAGTTATAATAAAGTTCATTAGGAGTATTTTCATTAATAAACAATTCTGCTTTAGCACCAACTGTTCCAACAATTCCTTGTCTAGATAATTCAAATGTTTTATTTTCTTTTGATTTTTCCCATTCTTTAGTAAAATTCTTGTCAACAAATAAATCAAACTTAAATGCAGGATACTTTGTTCCTTGATTTGTATAAGAAAGTGAGGAATCTGAAAGATCAAAAGTTACTGTAGAATTTTTATAAAGTTTTACTAATGGTGTTATAGGATTAATAGTGCCAAGAGAAGCACTGGTTATTCCTATAACCTTTGGTTTTGATTGAGTAGCATCATAATAAGTATTTGATAATTTAATTGTATTATCATCAACCTTTGAAATATAATATATTCTATTATTAGAAAGTCCTATAGAAGAGGTTTCTGATGTGTGAATTACTTTATCACCAGTCTTGAATCCATGAGAATTGATTATTATAGCATTTGTCGTAGTATTGACACCTGCAGTTACAAATCCCACAGGATTTACAATCAATCTTCTATTAAAGTCATTATAAGTAAGTGTTACGATGCCTGTGTTTTGTGGATTAACATTGACAAAAATATTATGCGGTGAACTTAAACCATGAGTTCCTGCAGTTGAGACAGTAACTAAGTTTCTTCTCAAATCTCCAGTAATTACACTATAATTTGTTTTAAAACTATGAGTGTCTCCAGTTCCAACATTTCTAAAGAATAGTGTAGTTGAAACAGGATTTTCAAGACCAACAAATGTTCCAGTAGTTCCAAGACCAACTCTCACTGTTGCAATTCCAATTAAGTTATCATTAATTTTTGCAACAAATAAACTTGATCCATCTGCAAGAGTAGTTCCAACTCCAACATTAGTTTCATCTTGTACAATTATTCCAGAACCTTTAACAGTTCCTATACCTGTAGAATATGTTACTTGATCTCCAGTCTTTAAATTGTGAGAAGGAAGATAAAGTGCTTTAGTTTGAATGAATACTGAAGTTGCTCCAGCACCTGGGTTAGAGAAAGAAATCGTCGTTCCAATTCCAACTCCAGCAGTTGTTCCTAGTCCAACAGTTTCTGCTGGATCAAAATAGATTTGTTTATTTAAAGTATAAGAATAGTCAGTTTTGAATCCAGAGTTAATCTTTAATTTTCTAGAAACTTCGTAAACAAACTTTCCTATTGTATGAGTTGATCCAACAGTATTATCAAATGCTCTTAAAATTCTAATTCTAGAATTTAAAGGATCAATATTCAAAACTTTTACTTTTTCTGAACCTATGATCAAAGTATCATTTTCTCTAATGCTTGGATAATTTAAATCTCCAGAAACTCTAAAATATGTTACTATTCCTGTTACATTTGTATTGCCAATAGCAACTCCTGTGGTTCCTATTCCAGCAATTGCTAGTCTATTTGTTTTAATTCCTACATTATAAAATCCTTCAATACCAGATGATGTTGTAGATAGTCCTGAGATAGAAACAATATCAAGAGGTTTAAAATTATGAGGATTGTCAGAGAAAACTAAATATTCACCTTTTGCTTGTCCTGGATATATTTCAACATTTTGAATAGTACTTGATGCAACACTTATATTATTAACAGACCTTCCTTTTATTCTTGTTATCTTTGCAGATACTCCCTGTCCTTGAGTTCCATTGTTATTAAATACAAGAGTTTCATTGATTCTATAATTTGACCCACCAGTAGATATGCCCACACTATCGACTATACCAAACGAAGTTGCTGTGACAGTTGCAGTTTGATTTAACTTATTTGGGACATAAAAATATGGATACTCTAAATCATCTTCAATTACATTTAGTGGTTGGGTATTTCGACGCCAATCACTAGAAATATCAAAAGCATCATAATTTGATGATGGTTTAAAGTTAAATTCGTCAGGAATACCTTTATAATTATTACCGATTATGTAAGGGAAAATAGGTTTATTATTTTTTTCAAAAATTCCCGACGATTCTGCAAATTTATCATTGATTGTAACAAAATATGCATATGTTCCTTTAGGAAATTCTGGAGTTATACAGAATCTTCCATTATTTTCATCAAGGACACTATCATCAGAAATTTCATTATGAGTGTAATCTTCAATGAAAAATCCTTCCGGAAAAATAGAAGTGGGTGGTCTATTATCTTTAATATCAAGACTATATCCAGATCTCATCTGAGAAATAACTCCACCATTTAATCTAGAATATGCATATGGTCCATATATTGGATGTCCATCATATGCAAATCCTAATATAGGAGAGTGTTGTGTTGATTGAACTTCTATACCATTGACTTTAGTTAAATCTTTTTCTCCGTAAATGGTGTTGCCTTCTCGATCAGAAGCAAAAAGAGTTTCTCTAAGTCTTCTTGGTGCATATAAATGTGAATATTGAAGTCCAAAATCATCTGATTTCAAACCTGCTGTAATTATTCCATCATCCTGTGAGAAGTATGTAAAATATTTTTCAAATAAATTTACTCTCCAATTTTGAACATTTGCTTTGAATGTCGGCAATATTTCTTTCGATCCAGCTGGTATGACGTTAATAACTGTCGTTCCAAAATCATCTGAGTATCCAGTACCAGGTTCAACAATTTTAACGTCGGTTACTGATCCATTTTCTAGAACTGGAACTAAAACAGCTCCTACTCCATCACCAACAACATCTAAATCTGGTGTAGAAAGATATCTACTTCCAGATTTTTGAATTATGACCTCAACTACTTTTCCACTAACAACTATTGGAGTAAGTTGGCAATCAGATCCTGATTCAAGTTCGACTGTAGGTTGTCTATCTAAGTTTAGAACTTCAGAAGATCCATATCCAACTCCATTATTCTCAAGGTGTATAGAGGTTACTGTTCCTCTTAAGATTGGTTGGAAAGATCCTTTAAATGTTTCTGTCCCAATAGATGAAATTCCTACATTACCAGATAAAGTAAGTGTGATGACTGGATAATTAAAAGTGTGAGTTCCTACACCCACAGAAGTCATATCAACATACTGTTTCGTTCTAGTATAAAATTCTCTATCTGAAGAAATTCCAATTTGGGAAAGATGGAAAGAATCTTTATCAATTACAGTTATATAATATTCAGTGTCTACGGATAAACCTGAAATCGGAGTTCCAGTGCAAGTATATTTTACTTTTTCTCCAGTTTTATAGTCATGATCTACAATTGTTACTATATTAGATGATGTATTGATACCTGTAGCAGGTGCAGTTCTTTTTTTATTTTCATATCCAGATCCACCATTAACAACATTAATAGAACTAACTATAGATTTTTTATTTACGGTTTTTAAAGAATGTTTTCCAATACCATAATCGGTTAAGAATATTGTATTGATTCCTGCTATCGCATCAGATTGAGTTGGATGTAGTTTTACGGTAGTATCGTCAACTATGGATACAAAATATGCAGAGTTAGTTACTATTCCAACAACCGCATTTTGTTCTTTTGTATTATAAACTACTTGCTCAGCATTTCTAAATTTGTGATATGTAGAAAATCCAATTGTGGATTGTGTTGATGAAGTACCAATTATTACTTTCACAGATGCTTGATCTGCAAAAAATTCAACCTCATGGTCGATTAATTTCATACTAACTTGGGCAATGGCACCAGAACCATTACCACCCTCAACCTTAACGGTTGGTGTGTTTAAATAATCAAATCCAGGATCTATAATTCTCACTTCTCTGAGAGAACCAGAAACCGCAGCATATCCAGTTGCACCTGTTCCAACAGTGTCTGAAATAATTAAATTAGGAACATTTATTACATCAATATTTGTTCCTTCTGATAAAACATCTATTGTTTCAATCTTTCCATACTTTATAACGTCATTTCCCTTATAGTTTAGAATCTCAACACCATTTACAAATATTCCAGTCAATCCTGGTTCCGTTTTTGTTAAAGTTCCATTATTGAGAGGTTCTGATATCTTTCTTAAAACTTTCTGTGGTTCTAATGTTTTTCCATTAAACTCAAATGGTTTAATAGCACTATTAGCAACGGTTTTTGAATTATCTAAAGAAACGAATTTTGAGTTGTAAATATCATTTCTACTTTTTGAAAATTTAACCGTTGATCCATTAACTCTTTTTACAAAATAAAGTCCATCATCAAATAATGCAGTATCTCTAACTTTTCTAGTATCACTGCTACCACTATCATTAATAAAGGTTTCATCAATTAATTGTGCTTCATAATAAACAGAATCTCCAGTATAAAATCCATGATCTATTCCAGGAGAAATTTCAAACTCATCTCCAATAAAAGTTCCAGAAAACTTGAATTCTCTAGAGGCAGGATTTAACGGTAGTGAATCGTAATAAGGTATTGATGGTGAAGAAACAAGATAATCTCCAGATTCATTTTTATAAACATTGTCAATATCTGTAGAATATACTTGAGCTAATGGATAAGTTCCAGAAGAAACTTTTTGAATTCTTCTTTGAATAGTATATGTTGCGTCTGTATTTAAAACACCTTGACCTCTTATAATAAAAGTTTTTTCACCAGTTACAGATATAATTTTAGTTTCTTTTTTTAGACCGTTTAAAATAATCTCTACAATGTCACCAGATCTAAATTGATTAGATACGTTTAAAGTTACTTTGTAAGTATTGTTTGAAGAGTCTATTATCTCAAGACTTTTAATTTTATAGGTTGGAGAAACATTATAAAACCACTTACTAGTTTTGTAGTTATTCTCGGAAATTCCAAAATTAGTTACATTTACTTTTCCACCTTTTAGTAGATTATTTGTATCTGATGGTATATTAAAAGAACCTAGAACAGAACTAACTCTTACTTGAATAATTTCATTTTGATCTAATTTTGATCTTCCATATGCAAATGTATTAATACCTACATTGGTTGCATCTAAAATTTCAGCATCAATATCAGTAACACCATAAAACTGTGTCAGAGACTTAGAAGTATATGAAGACACCCCTATAGTGTCATCAGGATAACGGAAATACAGTTCTCCAGTTGATCCAAAACCAACTGTAGAATCAACATCAAGAACTGTAGATCCTGAAGATACCTTTCCTATTATTCTTGTAGATGGTTCTACAGTAAATGCTCCATACACTGCTCCTTGTACAGGGACATCACGGTTATATCCACCATCAATGTTGAGTTTATAGAAAGTTTTGCCATATCCAACTTCTATCTTTTCAACACTAGTAATAGGTGCATAAGCTTTGTCTATTCCACCAAACTTATATTCATTTTGATATAAAGTTGCGTTCTCTAAATTTTCAGGATTACCTTCAATAGGTTCAACAACTAAACTGTTTACGATTCTATATTGGGCATTTGAAGGAGAAATTAGAAAATCTCTTGGTTTTACAATTCTTACTTCTTCATTATATAATGCCCTGAAAAGGATTTCAAAAGAAAAATCAGTTCCTTTGCTTCTGTAAAAATCCTTAGACTGTTTTACAAATAGATTTTGATTTAAATTAGAATCTAAATTTCTTCCCTGTAAACCAGGTAAGAATTGATTTTTTGTTTTTGCTAAAAATTCTTTTAAAAATAAACAACTTAAATTTGTTATGA